CACTGGTTGCACCACTCGCCGCAGCCGTAGCAACCTCTGTCTTTACACCATCAGATACCTTCGTACAATGGTCTCCAGTAGGCCCTATACCGTAAAGGTACTCATTTTTCTCAAGGAATAATATCGCATCAACATTCTTCCAAAGCCCAATACCATCCCCCTGCCACGCCTTGACCATCATGTTAAGGCTCTGTAAGCAAGTTTGCGTATCTTCAGATGATATGGTTTCCCCTGACTGATAAGCACCAGTCAGTTCAAGAGCCTCCGTTATAATCTGAAGTGCTGTTCTGTTGTAGTTACTAGAACTAGAAGTTGCCATAGGTTATATCCATTTCTCGTTATCGAGTGAAAGTAGATAGACCACGTTTCCAGAAGCCGCTGCACCAGGCATAGGATCTGGTAAGGTGGCTACAGTCAATGTCAATGTGTCTATGAAGGTCCAGTAGACAATACCATCGTCCAAAACAATTCCAATAGGATCATGCTCGGAAAGACCGGATACAGAGGTAAGGGTGATTGATGTAGAACCCTTGGAAACAGCTCCATTAAGAATAGTGGTTCCGTACTTGTTAGCCACATCAGGCCGGGCCACAGGAACAGTCTGTATATCCTCTGTACCTTCAACAAAGTCCTGCGGATGTTGTTTTTCCCAACACCCCCTTCTGCATACCCAAAGTCCAGTCCACTCCTCACGCATCTGGCTCTTACGGTATCTTGACCCACATCGGTCACAGATCATCCAATAGTCTTTGGCAATATACATTATTCCTTAGTCCTCAAGTGAATAGTGATATTGTAGCTCGTACCAGGATCAGGAGGATCAAGGGGTAAGTCAATGTCAGATGCCCCAAAAGCATCCGTTGTGGTGTTGAAGATTATGCTCCCCCACTCAGGATCGTCAGTCGGGTTTGTGTCATTGATATGCCGACCCCCTGTTGCGCTCCAATCCAGACAGCCACTGCTTGAATTGAGAATGGCAATCCTGTCATCCGTGGCAGCACTCCAGTCTATTAGAACAGTCATACCGGAAACATCATATTCGATCTTTTCAATGACTAGACTTACTGGAGGTTTCCCAGCAGTAGATAGAAGATCACTCCGTCTAACCTTCGTTACATCCTCTTCTCCGGTTCCATCACAGTAACCGATGCATTGAACAACATATCGCCTGTGCCCACACGGGGTATCAATGGGAAATGTCCCATCGAAATTAGGCGGGTATATCCAGTTGATTGAAACTTGGTCAGCCATTTTCATACTCCTTTGCAGTATTTAAGATAAAAACTATCGGGTATCCTTTTTGTCTTAGCCATCATCCAGAACAGGGGTTTTAAAAGCCTGAAGTATTCTCTGTAAGTAGGCCAGTTTTGGTTATTTTTGTATAAGTCCTTTCTCATGATAAAACTGAACGTATCGTTATCAAACCCAAGTCGCCTCTTTACTTCACTCAGCAAAGTCTCTTCGTATTCTTTTGGCAGGATTGGCTTCTGCATTTCGTGTTTAGCTTCTTCCTTGGTAATCTGTTTTGAACGAATAAGTGCTGAAAGTTCCACAAGCCTACCATCATAGCCGAGTTTATTATACCTGTAATAATAGTCAAAGAACGCAGTATAGGTGTTTTCAAGATGATGCCCCCCATACCATTCCCATCCGTAAGTATCTTCAAGGAAGTTCTGTATGTTCTTTGAAATGTAATCGAGATAATACAATGGTCTCGGCCTCTTTATTCCCTTCAATCCATACCAAATCTGATCTGTGATAGTCAATAATGGATAGGTCTTGAGAGGTATTATACCACGTTTAGCATGGACTGACTTGATATATCGGCCATCCATATAAGACCACTCAATCGGAGCCATGCCTTCTGTTCTGAAAGAATGACCGTCCAGGATATACTTTACCCCGTAAGTATCAGCTATTTGAAATAAACATTTTACCAAGCCAAGATCGGTTGCCGCTTCTGCGTCCTGGGTGTGAGACAAAAGGAATGATCGAATAATGTCATCTACCTCATTCTGTTTAACTCGATAGTTCACTAAAGGAACTTCCAGTATCTCTATTATTCGTCTAATATTTCTCTTTGCCAGTTGAGTATCCCATCCATTATCGTAATGGACGGCAATAGGTCTAAGACCCATCTTTACCACAGCATGAAGTAGATAACTGCTATCCTTGCCTCCAGACAAACCAACCACGCAGTCAAATGGATTGTTCTTGCCACTTTCCTTAATCTCTTTAAACAAGATCATTAACCGCTTCATTCCTTCAAATCCAATGGGATACATTTCGTCCAATTCATCATGCGAATAGCAGTAGTTACATTCCCCATTCTCATCGAATTCAATGCTCGGAAAAGTATCATCCAATATGCAACGGCTACATTCTATCACGGATTTTCCTCGCTGGATTCCCTGCCCAAATTTCATTGTCTGGAATATCTTTTGTCACTACAGAACCAGCACCAATTACAGCCCCATGCCCTATCCTGTTGCATTTCGGGAGGATCAGTACTCTTACTCCTATCTGCACATGATCCCCTATTTCTAGGGAAGAACAGACCGCATCTGATTCTCCTATCGGCAAGCCCTTGTCATGAAAATGTTCATGGGTGAGAATTGTAACCTCTTGCCCTATGCTCAAACCCCTACCAATTATGATATCTGCCGAGTTATCGAAATAGATTGTTTCGGGCCGGTTATTAGCATAAATAGGGGGAGTGATTTTCAAAGCACCGTCACCCCTCAGGCACTTTCTGATGCACCGTTTAGAGATAACAAGTTCTGCATAGAGTGATTCACGTTCACTAACATACCCGGCATAATCGCTTATCACCTGAGCCTGAATTTTAAGTTGTTCCTTTATTGTGTCCCTGTACTCATTTCCAGAAATCAACGCTTCAGCTTTCTTTTTCCATGCCTGAATGTCCCACCGTTTAATTGTCAGTTCAGGTATGCCAAGGACTTCTGGCAACGTAGTTTCAAGGACATTGTGCGTTTCACCAGCCTCAAACATCACTATGGGAATCCCCGAATAGATTGATTCTGCTATCGTCCAACCACCACCGAGGGGAAATGTGTCAAGATACACATCGGCAACATCCCGCAGGATATCTACGGGATGCTCTTGAACGCCTATGTTGATTTGCCTGTCAAGGCTGGGTTCAACGCTTCCAATGCCCAAAAAGTAGGCATCAGGTATATATTCAAGAAGTTCTTTAATAGCCTGCTTGAACATCAACTGCCGGAACTTTCCTGGCCTGCCGATAGAGGCAAATACAGGCGCAGTATCGGGAATATTAAATTCGTATTTTTTAAAAGCCTGGTACTTTTCAGGCTTGGGATACCTAGCCGGTAACAACCTGCAATAGCCCTTATCGCCCTTCATCGTCTGCCGAGTATGATGTATCGTTGCATCAGGCAAATCTGAAAATTCAGGTTGCTGTAGGCAGTCTTTCACCAACACAGGAGCCGGTTTCATGGCGCACAGAAAGTGAAGATAAGGAACTGTATACATAGCATAGGTAACAAGTACGTCTATGCGTTCCTGCCTGATTGCATCGAACAGCCACAAAGACCTATCGAGAGGACTACCGAACCTGGGGGACGTAACAACCTTGCATCCGTCTTCGGATAATCGGGTAATCGTGGTGTTATAGTTTTCGTGTCCTCCTGGCCGATCCTCTTCCGCAATACGGCTGAAATATGTAATATCGAGAGCATCCTTATCGTGATACTCCGAAAGATAGAGCATCCGTTTTACAGGTGCCTGTGTGAAGTCAAACCCTTCAGTAATATATCCAATCTTTAATTTTTTATTGTTCGTGAACCGTGGTGGGTCGTGTTTAAATTTTGATGCTATCTCTTTTACGATTGAAGTATTGTCAGGGTTAATCGCGTTATCATACCCTGTTGGGGTAAGCGATAAGAGCGCAGCATCAAACCTGCCCGCTCTTATGTGTGTAATTGCTTCTGAAATCATCGTGTTCCCTTATTCCAAATATCATAAAACTTCCTATTTACAAATGTGTTATACTCATGACCCACTACACAATCAAAGTCGATCATGCACTTAAATCCTGCCTTGTGAATCTTGTCTATTAGAGCGAAATCAACATGATTAGCCCTGCTCAGACCATCTTTAGAAAGGTACGCCTCATACCACGGAGGAGGTATCTTCTCGAACACATCACGCCTGTAAAAGAGATTGGTATGTGGATAATAAATTTCTGTAACCCCCGACAACCCTGAAATATCCGCAGGGACAGGGAACACGCCCTCTAATCTATCAAATGCTAACGGCACAAAGCTATTTTCTTCCCATCGGTCAAAGATCAATGGACCCGCCGCCCCATATTCAACAGCAAGGGGAACAAACCGCATGAAGTAGTCATACGGATAAGTCTGATCTATATCCATCTTGGCAAGGATGGTACAATCAGACTTCAGGAATTTATCTATTATCTGGTTATTCCTTATTACATCCCACGGGTGTCTTGCTCTATATGCCTGTATGGGATACGGATTCCTAATGTGTATGAATGACCAAAAAAAATCAGCTGGGACTTCATGTTGAGTGTTGCAGATCCCTATAAACAGCTTTTCAGACATATTTACTTATTTCCTTTGATGGGCACCAATCGAACTGACCTGTCTTGTCTTTAAACCTTTCTGTATAAGTTTCGTCTATCGCAAACACATCTAAATGAATTAATTTAATTGTCGTATCGCAGAACATTCTCGCCCCTGATTCAATAGTGCAACGATGAACAAATGTGGAATCCATCACGGGATATCGGCTGTATTTGCCATCTTTTTTTATCGCTTCCTCAAAATAGGGCTTTTGAAGACCCTCAAAGATTGCAGCTTTCATCATAATGTCGCCTGTCCCACAAATATGCGACTCCTGCGGTTCATCATTATAGGATAGCACTTTTATTGAAGAGGGAGGTGTTCCCCCCAGCACCGCGCCATCTTTAGGTATCGGGCCTACAACCTTGTAAGAGAGAGCCTTAAAAGGTGTTCCGTCTACGCCCACAACCCCACGGGAAGGCGGCATAACGTGAACTATATCCCAACCTTCATTTATCCGTGCAAGCATTTTAGGGAGTATATCAAAGGGGCAGAGATGGTCAGGTCCATTGAACATGACCAAATCCGCCCCCCAGGTTAAAGCCTTATCTACTGCCTGATTATGTCTTGCCGCAGGACACCAACCAGCACCATTGAAGAATCTCACATCGTACCCTTCTGGCCGTTCCCAATTCATCATATTGAACGCTGGAGCGGACCACATAAAGGGAGTGTCCCACGGAACACAAACACCTATCTTACTTTTGCCTTTAGCCATAAAATCCCTTTTAAAGTGCAGGTGTGGTGCTCCAAGGTCTACAACCTGAAGCTGCTCCTAAACTAACTGCGCTTGCGGGGACTCCTGCCCCTTGTTGCGTCACAAAGCAGTTGATAAAACCAAAACTCGCAGCAGTAGATACGCCAAGGTTGTCAGTAGCATCGTCGCCAATGATCCTGACATCGCAACAAAGACTGTCCGCTTGAATGACTGTCTGTGCAATAAATGGCTCTGAGTTAGCAAGCCCGGCAACAAACTCATTCCTAATGAGATGATTTCCCGCTGTCGTTCCATTGCCAGACACAAACACGATGCAACCCGTATCGCACCCGACAGATTTGCCAAAAAGCCAATGATTGCCTTCAATCACGGCGTTCATGTGTGCCTTCTCAAAACGCACACCCACATCAGGTCCGGCTTCATACCCAAAAACGGTATTGCCGATGAAATGAAACCCGGTTTTTCCAGTCGTGTCGTGGGTGACGCAGGTACTCATATCAGCACCTACATAAAAATAGCACCCCTCAATGTGCATATTGTCGCCAGAACAGTTGATGCAAGGCAAGGCCCCGGTAGCTCCACCGTCTCCATCCTTGAACTTGATGTTGTAGACAACAATATCGTCTCCTTCAAAATCCCATCCATCATCAGCCGCAGTTGCCGACATTGTGATAATTGGCCTGTTGTCTCCGAAACCAAGACCGATAATCGCAAATCCGCTTTTGGAAAAATCCACAGTTGCCGTAATGGTTTCAGCATGGCCGGGTTTCACCAAAATCATGTCACCATTGTCCGTTGTCACAAGGGCATGGGCAGCCGCGATGGTCAGACAAGGATGATTGAACGTACCCTTGCTTCCACCACCACCAGCAGAATCAACCCAGTAAATGTTACCCGGATAAAGGGTTGCAATAGGCATCCCGCGAATAATGATGCCATCAGCAAACCCACCATAAGAACTTGAAGACCTTCTAAGCGTACTCATTTAAGAACCTCCAGTGGAACCCCTGTGGGGCCTTCAAGGAGGAGCAAGACCCCACTGTTCGGTTCATTGTTAAATTGTTATGCACCAGGAGTGCCATAGACACCACGCCAGTCTGACCAACCTACGGAGTAACGGTCATAAGTTTTGGCCTTAGCGTTGTCCGTATCAAAGTCATTGTCCTGTTGCAGATCATAAGCGTCCCTCTGGTACATCTTCATACCATCGGGGGCATTAGTCCTGATGAAGTAGGCATCCGAATCACTGAAATAATGGTTTACCTTGATCCCACCAGGAATGGCATTGGTCGATTTCAACACATTGATAGCGTTGATAGCCGTGTCATTCGTGAGGGTGCTTTTGAGAACCCTATTCGCCTCAAACCACAGTTGCCTGGGTACAAGAAGACCCTGAGCCATAAGAGCAATCTTGAGTCCTTTGTAGTCCGTTGCCCCCATGATCTGAATGCACAAATCCTCCAGTGAGGTTTCCGAGATGTCAGCCGCAGTAGCCAACTCGTTGCTCTGGCTCCCCACCGCACTCGGATGGGTAGTGGCACACAACTCCACTGCATCCCCACCGACATAAGTGGAATCAAAGGCCCTGTTGTAGACGTTAGCCGCCACATTTTCCTTGGTCTGACGCTTGGAGAACCCAAGAGCCTTTGACCTGGAACCTGCGACCTTCTCATACAGGTTATCCTTGATTTCCTCGTAGGTCACAATGAATCCCATGCTGTAAGCCACATGGGTGTAACGGGAGACGTATCCCTGAACCTGTCCTGTGTAGGTGGTAGCATTACCTTCATTCTTAACAGGAATGAGTCCAAACCCACTCATTTGTACGTCTTCCTCATAATGCTGGTTAGATGTTTCAACTGAAAAGAGATCGCGATACTCTTCCGCAAGCTCGCCATAGCCAACCCCAAACCAGGCCTTAATTCCCGGCCACATTGCTTTGGGGTGATTGCCCGTCGTTATAATAGCCATATCATTTCACCCCTTTCGTTAGGCTCCGGTTACGCCAAGGATCAGCCCGGTTGTATTGTAACAGGTGTTAATAAGAACATCGTAAATTGCCGAAGTACCATACTCATTGCCCTCAATATCGGAAATTCCGAGTACATGAATAGGATGGGCCTGAGTTACAGTCGTACCAGTGAATACAACACCGGACAACCCGGTTACTGTACTACCAGCAGTCATAGTCAGTGTAGCATTACCACCAGCATACTTAGGAACATTGATTGCACTGGCATCCGCCCTGCACTGAAATACAACATTAGGGGTAGCCACTACAACATTCGCCCACCGTTTTGTAAGAGTCGGACGATAGGTTAAGGTTAAGTTATCAGGGTCAGGCTCAAAACTCACAATGACACCACGAATAATAGCCGCCGTTGCACCTGTAGCAATGTTAAGGCTCATGTATTTCGATGTGGTATCCCTTGTGCTAATGAGTGCCGACCAAATTACAGGATCACCAATGAAGAAAGCACCCGCAAGAGTTACGTCAAGGTAAGCTCTTATCGTTTGCCCATTCCACGGCGATCCATCTATATGACGGACTGGCCTAAGACCAAAGCCCGTAGTAGGATTTGCCATGTTAAAAACTCCTTTAAGGTTTTAGACTTTCGTTTATTTTGATCCCGTCAGGAGGAATATACCGTTTATCTCCAGGCTTTTCCTGAAACTTCCCACGGTGTATCTCCTGATCCACCTTATCAATTTCCTTCTGTTTCAATGCCTGGTCAGAGTCATAGAGTTCCTTGGGTATCCTCATCAGCACCCCCTCTATTGGGGAGCCGTCCTCGTTAGAACCTCTAGCATTCACATTCCTTACCACCTCGTATCCAGCATCCGCAGCCCTCTGTATTCTGTCTGGCTCTTTGGTCCAATTATCGTTAAACACCCGATACTTGAATCCATCGTTCTCAGGAGTAACTACAGATTGCTTCGGAACGCCAAACGGTATACGATCCTTGCGCTTTGGAACTACCTGTGGTTCCTTACTGGCTGGTTCGTTGAACATTGTTGAAACTTTCTCTCTTGCTCTAAGTTTGGCCCTTGATATTTTAGTTCTCCTACCACCGTAATTTCGCCTGACAACAGGTTGTTCCTTTATCGGTTCGGGTGGAGTTTCAATTTTAGGTTCTTCTAACTTGTTTTCCTCTTCCATGATTATGCCTCCTCAAAGTATTCCTTGATATATTTTTCCTTAGTCATCAATTTCTGGTCCACGTATTTATCGCACTGCATTTTTGCATCAGCAGGTAGGTCGTTATAGGTCTTGGCTTTTGGTCTCCCAACACTCGACCCCCTGTTTTCCCCTCCATCCACAGAAGCAGCTTTGTTCCGGTTGGGATTATCGAACTTGTGTGGAAAAGCCTCCTTCACACCCTCTTTGACCATATTGAGCCATTGGATATACGGGATACCAGGATTCTGATTTTCATTGGCAAAGGCATTTGCGTATCTTGTCATTGCAGGATCACTCAAGTACCAATCATTATCCACATGCCATTGTTTGAACACAGGGTTTGTTTCCCCCTGTATATTCTGTGCCTGAGCTTGTTGAACCTCAACCTTTTCGGGAGGCTCCAACTTATCCTTTTCCCCTTCCAGCCTTGCCCATTCAGAAGTATTGCCAACCGCTACCGCCTCAGCCTGCGCTTTTATCAGATCATTCTTAGCCTTCTCATATTCCCTCTGAGCAACTTTCTCACTCATCTTAACGACTTTCTCCATCGTCTTGCGGGTGCTCCCCAACTCAGTCTGAAGGCTTGAAATGGTATCTTCATATTTCCTGAGTTGACCTTTCATAATAGGCATCAACTCTTCAGCTCTGGATACATACTCTTCTGCTGGCTTCCACTTGGATACATCCCCTCTGAATGTATCCTTCGGAACCCAACCCATCATCTTTGCCCGTTTCTCAACGTCAGGGTCTACAACAGGTGCTTGCTCTTCTATAACTTCCTGAACTTCTTCCATCACTTTTCCTCCTTGAGTATTGCACAAATGTCTTTATCGTTACATAACCTGCATTCCTTCCTCTCCCCTTCTACCCAGATCGTAATAAGAGATCCGGCATACTTATTGAATATCACTTTATCCCCTATCTTCGGCGTAGGGCCAGGAAGATCAGCAAAAAAACCATCCCCTATAGCCATAACCGTTCCCCTGTCCATTGCGTATTGCTGTCTCTCTCTAGCTGTCTCAGGAAGGTACATACCCCCCTCACTCTTATCCTTCACTACCTCCGGCATAATGAGTACCTTGTACTCTACAGGCCATATACCATTGAATCCGCCCATGACTATTCCTCCTTAGCTGGTAACGTATCTTCATAGGTCATCATAACTAAATCATCTATTTCCTTATACCTGCCCACCAGAACAGCGTTGTCAGGACTTCCAAGAGCACCCCCTTGGGCGAGTCCGTGAGCAATCTTGTTCTTGCGTTCCTCAAGAATCTTGAACACCTCTCTGGTAACATGGTCTGAACGCCACCTGTCCCAATCATCATTGGTTACTTCCACTTGCCTGTTTCCTTTCTGCGGTTAGTGACTGTAGTTGCGCCTTATACATCTCAAGCTGCGGCCCTGCCTCTGCCGCTTCAGCCTTAGCCAAGCACTCTATCGCCTGGGCAATAGTCTTCTGAACCCTTGCCTCAGTCTCCATCCTGTCATACTCAAACTTCGCTACTTCAAAGTCTAACCTGTTCCTCTCTATCTCTACCTTTTGAGTTTCCAAGACTATCTTTGGATCAGGCGGGGGAGGTTCACCTTTCATTAGAACATCAAGGTCCGGTATCTGCATGGCCTCCAGCATCCTTCTCATGATCTCACCATCATTCAATCCCTGACCCCTTAGCTCCATGAGCATCTGAGCCTTCATGAGTTTCTGGCTATTGCTAAGATCATTAGGGTCCGCCATAGGAATAACATCACAGGACTTATCATCATAGTCATCCCTCGCTACCGCATTCTGAATATCCAGCACAGTAAAGTATTTCCGTGGCTCAAGGTACATCTTGTTCAGCCTAAAGAGCTTCTTGTATTCTTCCCTGAACGATCTGAACAGCCTTTTGTGGATAGAGGAGAATACCTTCAATCCCTGTTCTATCCTGGCTAGGGTAGTAGTGGGCCTCTCATTGGCCCCACCGGGTTCCCCACTCATTATCTCAGACACGGACGATAGCCTATCCCCTGCACTCACCATGAACCCTAAAAGATTAAACAACACAGCAGAAGGTTCCTTGGTGGGTAAAGGGAAAATGTTCTTTCTAAGGTCTTCTCCGGTAAACGCAACAGTCTTCCACTCGTTCAGCTTGAACTTTAAAACCCCTCCCCCACGGCCTTTGCCGAGTTGTAGACCTTTCCCTATAAATCCGGTTTGAGAGTTTCGGATCGTTCCACTGTCTAGCAACTGGTTAATGGTAGTGTTGATACTGCGGTTGATTGGGGTGAGCAGACTCCCATAGCCAAAATCATATATAGCGCCGTCAGGGGAGGGCATGAATGTGAACTTCGTATAATAATGCGTAGGTTGTATACTCTTTATCTTTTCCCCTTCCTTCTTTACCCCGTCCATATCGAACCGTGCCGTTATTCGTATAACCTTACGGCTGTCCTTATGGACTGTGACAACATACGGCTCCTTATACCCGTCCTTGTCCAGATCATAGTAGGTGTGTTGCTCAAGGAACACATGGGGCCTGTCAGGATCAGTTAGGGGGGGCTGTCCCTTGGTTTCGTCCTGTACGGAGGAGGGAGTGCCGATTTCCAGGTCAAGGAACAGCCCGTTTCGTTTACGTTCTTCTATCTCGTTTGGATAGAGAGTGTAAATTTCCGTGATTCTTGGGGTGGTTTTGAGGTTTTTTGCCCAATAATTGATGCAAATGTACTCAGGACTGCGGTATTCGCTCACGTTCCTGCCTAAAATTGGAGAAAACCACGTCTTTTTAAAAGCACAACCCAGAATAGGTAGAACCGTTAGCAGTCTGTCGGTGTCTTCTTCCCATTCTTCCATCTCGGAGATGCACTGATAGCTCATGTGCTCCCCGATTCTCTTGGCTTTATCGGCTTTTAGGTTCTGAGGGTCATCCCCTATCACCACACCTTTAACTACATCCAGCCCTTTTACGAAATTAGGGTACGCACGGGCAGCAAACTGTATGGAAGCTGTCGCCAATAGAGGGTATTTGATGTTTGCAGCGTTATCGAATGGGAAGTTCTTCTCCTCGTAGACCTGCATAGCGAGTTTCAGGGCTTCTTTGTGCCTTTCCTTCCACTCTGTACGGCTTTCCTCATCTACATCATACCCGTCCAACACCTTTTTGGCTATATTAGCAAGAGTATCCTCATCCAGTTCTTCGGCAATATTGGCCGATTCAAGGGCTATATCTATAAATTGGGAGTCATCGTATGGTGTTTCAGGTGGTTCATTTTGGACTGGTTCATTTTGAACCAATGAAGGGTCAACTTGAGGTAGTATTTCTGGCATTTTAGTATCCTGTCATTTGATCTCGATTCTCGCTGAATTCTTCAAATCTGTTGTCATTAGACGCATAATCGTCAGCTTCAACCCATTTTGTGTTAAGTAAAAGTATCCTGTATAAATTTTCCAGCATGTGATCGTCTTTGTCAACACATTTCTGTGTCTCTTCGTCCCACATATACCCCTCTATCTCAAAAATCGTCCTTACAAGGTCATTGAAGAAGAAGATCGAGGGCTTTTTATTTGGTCCCATAAGGTGCTTTTTGACCTCTAGTATCCCTTGCGCCTTGTCCTTGGTAGCCACCTCCAGGACATACCCCTTATTCAATAATATGCTGGCTATGGTCTCATACACACTCTGAGGGTTATTGCTGTCTCCCTTAGCCAATGGGTCTATGACTATCCTGTTTACCCTATAGTCAGAGTACCGGATAGCCCTTAGAACACTCTCCGCTATCCACTTGGCATCCCCATGATCCCAAATCTCCTCTACCACATACCTTTCGTTTCTGGGGTCTGTGGCAATGAACAGGATAGCCTGTTTCTCCCTTGGGTGAACGTCTATCCCTATGTCTATCATCCAGTCCAGGGGCACCTGGAACCTCTCCACAAGGTGATTCTTTCGTGAGAAAAGCCCGTAAACAAGCCCACTCATGTATGAGGGGATACCTTTAAGCCTTGCATCCCTTTCCTCATCCGTCAGTTTGCTTGCGAATATCTCAAGACCCTCTCTGGTTATTCCATACCCTATGTTGTCGTAAGACTCCCCATGCACGTTGAACACCCTGGGATCGGGTTTACCGTCAGGAAGGGTAGCCTTTATGACTTCCCTGTCCACCCAAGCCTCTTTTAAAAGGGTCATACAGAACAGTTCCCTGCCCAATCTATCCACTAACCCACGGGCATTGGCTATCCTTATGTCCCTCTTGGGAGGTTCGTCATACACGATTAGATCCCCACTCCACCCTTCGTGAAGCTCACTCTCCTGTCCATTGGACATGATCTCAAGGGTACTTCCGGTCTTTTCATCTATCCAGAGGGAGTCTATCCCCACATTATTCTTCTTCTGCTTCACCGGACGGCTCTTGGGCCACCACTTCTCCAGCTCAGGCATCACGACAGACTTTATGTGCTTCTCCCAGTCCTGACCGATATACCTTACCTTTCTAGCCTTATTATGGTTAAATAAGTGCAATAGGCTCTTATTGCTCCAAATATACTTACCAAACATGGTAGACAGAGCCATGATAACGTCCAGCGTTGTTTTGCCTAAGCGGTTCCCGCCGCAGAACGTAAAAGTCTTATAATACGGCTCCAGCCACGCTTCCAGTATCTCAGCCTGTCTAGGGTTAGGCCCAGGGTTAGGGGGCTTATCGAAGAACTCTATCAGATTGTTGTCCCTGTACTCCTTCATCTTCTGAAGAAGTTCAGTCTCCTTGCGGACTAAAGCCTCGTACTGCCTCATCTTCTCAGCACGGATGTCCTCAGCAGTAGCAGGTACTATCTCTTTCTTCGGTCTACCCACGTTTCTTCTTTTTCCTACTCTTCCCAGCCTTAGACATAGCAATCGCAATAGCCTGTTTCTGTGGCCTACCAGACCTCACAAGTTCCCCTATGTTGTACCCGATAGCCTTCTTTCCTTTACCCTTCTTTAATGGCATATCCTACCTCCAGTCAGGTTTAACCCCAAAAGCATGATAGTAAGTCTCCCCGTCCTTTATCATCTCACCCTTATACGACCCCGGCATATCGTGATGATGTAGCGAAATCTTCCCTTCCCTGGACAACTTTAACACCATCTCATCAAAATCACCTTTAGGCATCTCAGGGAACTTCGCCCTCAGATCGGTAATAAAGTCCAGACCTCCAAGCTTGTGTCTTGGTATACTGTCTATGGCTGATTTGATCGAGGACCAGTCACCCATCGGAGCCTCAGCAGGTTGAAGAAATTCCTTGGCTTCTTTCAAGGTTTTAAAAGAATTCAGCCTTTTACCTTCCGCATCAAAAACATGATACCCAGTTCTGCCACCGTAACTCCCCTTGGCAATATCCCCTATCTTATTAGGCATACCTTGAGAGGTCAGTCCTTGATGAAATTCCCAAATAGAAGGATCAGTTTGTACCCACTTCCCCACCGAAGCCTCCCCAGCCCTAGCTATATACTCCGCTTCATTAGCAGGGACTTCCTTGTAAAACCCCTTAGCCTTCTGTTTAGCCAATAAGTCTAAAGGAATCTTCAGATCATCCATAGCCTTCTTGTAAGCCTGAAAGGTAGGATACATTTCCTTGAACTTACTCATGCCACCAGCGAATCCAGCCTCCTCAGCCAGCCTATACCCCTTCTCCCTAAGCGTCTCCTCACCCTTCACATCAGGAAACTTCTTACCCCAACCAGTTATTAGCCCCACCACCACCTTAGCCGCCGACTGAGGCCACCCCTGATATACCTTCTCCCCAAATGCCTCAGATCGCATCAAAGGATTAACCACAGGCACTTCAGGATCAATTCCACTCCCCAGCGCATTCCTCAGCCTTACCCCACCTAACTCATTCCCCACCCTACCAGGTATCGCACCCTCAAATACTACATCCTTCCCTAACTCATTATCCATCACCTACCCCCAACAAATAACCACCAGAAAATAAACCCCCCCCATATACTCATCCATAACCAGATCGCCGCTTTCATACCTCAGCCCTCTTCTTCCTCATATACTCCCTCTGATACGTCTTCTTGTCAAATTTAGCCACATCTCCTAACTTAACAAACGGATCTCCTGTTAGACTTTCCACTCTAACATATCTCCTAATCTCAGGCTTAACCCAAGGCTTCTTAGGCTTTGTTAGACTATGTTGTCTAACAGATTTGACTTTTGTTAGACTGCTTTGTCTAACATCATCAGGATAAGCAGTACATTCGCTAGCCCAATGTTTACCAGCACATTTCGTACAATATGGTATTGGATTAGACATATAAGACCCCTTTTAGGTGTCGGGTACTATATGGCACTACTGACTGGAATCACAAGGACACGAAAAGAGCCCCGCCAGTGCCGGTCATTCCTGGTTTGGGGCCCCTATTTCTGATACATACTTACGTATCATAACTATATTGTTTATACATATCATACACTTACGTAATAAGTTTACATAATATATATTATCAGAACTATGAATCATATCAGCTACTTGGGTTATGGCTATTCTGATATATCCTCTGAAACATTATTTATACCTAGTTC